CTGTATATCCATCCTCCCCCGCAAAGCCTATAAAACAAGGGGTTTGCTCACGCTGGAGTAGAGAGCCCAATACTTACGCGCGCTAGAGTCGGAACTATCTACTCGCTGTTGTCATGTCAACAGCAGCAAACCCTATAAAACAAGGGGTTTCCGCGTGTTCTCTACTAAACAAGTGCGCGAAAGGGAATAGAGTATGCACTTCGCATATGCGGGATGCAGGCACTGTATGTATAATCAGTGCCTCTTCGAGGTGGCCGTTCGTTAGCACAATCAACTGATGGTTGTCAATAGGGGAAAGCGAGGGGCTTGACAGCATATGCACTACGCATAAGATGGGGGTGCGCCGACAGGTGGCGCCTACGACGGAACCAATGGAGATAGACCGATGCGTAAGTTGATGCTCGTGAAGCGAGAGGATCGAATCAGACAGGCAAGCGCAGCAACACTCGCTAGCTGTGACATGAAGCCTGCTGTTGTGAAGCCTGGAGACGTGGTGTTCTCATTCCCTGAGTTGCGCGTGCCTCCTGAGATGTACCTGTGGCTGTTCAATGAGACTGGCCTTGAATATACCTTCGCCATGTCTCAAGACATCAACTGCGGTGCATTCCTCATTCCTAAGCAGGATGTGCAGGAGCTGCCGACTGACTACAACGACATCCTTTCAATCATCATGATTCTCATGTGATGCACACTCTGCGCACTCTTCTAGAGAGTGTGCAGAATGAGTGTCATATGACATTCATAACTAACTGGAGATTCTCACATGGCGAACGAAAAGAAAGCAAAAAAGCAGATGTCAAAGGCTCGTGAGGCTGCAATTGCGAAGTACAAGAATGCAAAGAGCCCACAGGAAAAGACCGTTGCAGAACAGGAGCTGAAGTTGCTGCGGTTCAAGGAGGTAGCCTCGCATCGTGTCGGTCGCGTGCTTGCGGCTCTCGACAACTTGTCATCTGTGACTGATGCCGGACAGTACTCGTGGGATTCCACGCAGGCAGTAAAGATCATTGCTGCTATCTCAGACAAGACCAAGCCTCTCTTTGCAGCGCTGGAGAAGCCTGCAAAGCGCAAGCAAGGTGTCACGAAGTTTGAGCTGTAACCGGCAACTCTCAAATCAACCTCAGAAGCCCCGCTAAGTGCGGGGTTTCTGCTTTCTGGAGACAACGAAATGGATCAGATAGAACACACAGTGAATGGTGCAGCCTTCATTAGAACAGGCCGCTACTTCACTGATGGATTGCTCGGCAACAACGTCAATGGAGAGGCACGCCGTTGCAATGCTGAGGGATTCACAGAGACTGCAGAAGTTGACGAACAGGGCAACGTGCATATTCGCAAACTCCCTATTAAGGGTGTGATGTACGTTGAAGCGCAGATGATGCCTGTACATCCGCAACGCATCGAACGCATTGCATATCCAAACATCAAAAGGGGATGAGAGATGGAAACACATACACCTATGTTCTATCTGTCTAATGCGCAAGCGCGTGTTGCAGATAGAGTGCGCAAAGAGAATGGAGAGGTTGCAGCTGATCTGCTTCTCTCTAAGTTTCAGAAGGTGAGAGAGCAGCTGCCTGTTGTTCGCTTGCGCTATCGCATGCTTGCAACTGCTGCTGCAATCCTCTCACTCTCTGCATGTTCATGGATGCGCCCTATTGCAGAGTATGGCCATATCTCTCATGCAACACAGCACATCGATGGATCGGGCAACAAATTCGGCTGTAACTATTTGGGTGCAGGTGTGCGTATCAAGGGCAAGCGTCTGCAGATTGATCTGTTGGAGTCTTACAGCTTTGAACAGTGTCAAGGACCATACAACGAGACTTTTGCTGGCCGTGTCAATTGGGAGTTCTAAATGTTTATTAAGAAGAGTGTTAGAGTTCGCGGTCTTTCTAATGAGATTCTTTTGGCAATTGTTGTATGTGCCGACATCTACAGAGGCCAGAATAATAATCCATTGTTTATAACCTCTCTTACGGACGGGCAGCATATGCCTGGGTCTCTCCATGCATGTGGTGATGCTGTAGACATTAGGCTTCCTAGCGAGACATCCAACACTGCGATGGTACAGATGATCCGTGCGGCTCTAACCTCTGATTATGATGTTGTTCTAGAAGCAGATCACATTCACATCGAGTATGACCCTAGGAGAATTCTAAATGAGTTACCACCAAATAAAGCGAATGCTTAAAGAGCGCGCAACAGCTCTCGGCTATGATTGCGATTCATTTTTGCCTGAGAACAGAGCTGCAGTTGTAATGTTCTCTAGTCAAATGAACGGTAAGGACTACGGTAGAGAGCAGTTGTTTAGTGCCTGGACGTGGTTCTATTCAGGATGGGTGGCAAGGCAGACATACGTTGCTAGCTGATCCCCTCTGCACATTCTAATAGAGTGTGCAGACTAGATTTGCTAGGAGGGTGCAGTATGAACAGAGCTAAAGAAGTTGCTTTTGATTTCAAGGGTGAGAGGGTCTCCTATAGGCTCTCACAGACTGAGGTTGCAGCGATTCTCTTTGTTAATCAGTCGCAGATTTCTCGATGGGAGAAACACGGTAACATGCCGCGCGCCTATCAAGAGTTGTGGAAGAACTGGAAAGCGCAGCAGCCAGAATGAATGAGTTTGATGATTTGACTGATGATGGTGAGACTATCCACGATGATGGAAAGCTCACATTGGATAGGCTTGTGCGCTCTCTCTATAGGAACAAAGATGGACTGCTTTGTGTAAATGAGAAGAACCACAAGAGCGCAATAGATGAGATGCACAACGCAATTTGCCTCTATATCTATTATCAGGAGGCTGGTATGTACATGATAGATGCCTATTATGTATATGCCTATGACAAGCCTGATAGCTATGAAGAGTGGCGAGAGATTGCATGGAGCGCTGTTGACGAATTGAATGAGAAACCGCCTGAAGGGTTTTATGGTGTGTATGGTTGGATCACTACCAATATACGTGTCAGCGTTATCAGAAATGGCGACATGATGATAAAGGTTGATGCAGAAGGTGCTACAGGTGTACGGATCTCATTTAATCGCAGAAGCAAAAGCAGAAAGGCACGTCGTGGCACGTAAGCTAAAACGAAAACGCTATCAAGTCTTAGGATTTGATAGTGAGACAATGCAGGGGCCGCCTATAACTCTGCAGTTCTATGACGGTCGAAAGAGCCGTTTTACAGACTGCATATTTATAGGCAAGCGCCGTGCTATAGATATCTTCCTCAAGCAATTAAAGAAGCTTAAACCCGGTCACTACCGGATGTATGGGCACAATCTCGAATTTGATATGCTCTCTGCTCTTTGGGAAGAGAGAGCACGGATGCGCGAGGGAAACATTGATCTGCGTGTAGGAGACTGGAAGATTACAGGCAGATACTCTAAGCCTGTGTTCTGCGAGTTCTCTGATGGTGAGAGATTCATAGAGCTTGTTGATTCTATACTGTGGTTTCAAACGAGCTTGGAAAAGGCAGCAGAGCTTGTCTGTCCTGATTTACCTAAGCTCGCAAGGCCAGAAGGATTGGGCACTACTCTATACACGTCTAAAGATACGGACTTTGTAGAGTATGCAATGCGGGATGCTGTAGTGGCACAGAAGCTTGGAGAGGCTATAGAGCAATTCCATGAGGAGTTAGATATACCCTCACAGATATCTCTAGCTTCTATGGCTGCAGCTGTGTTTAGAAGGCATTACATGCGCTCTGACATGTATCAACCTCCTATGCACAATTGGATGATTGGCTCTGTTGCTGCCTATCACGGCGGAAAGAACAATCTATTAGAGGAGGCTGCACCTGCGTGGCACGTCAATGTGACTGCGCTGGATTTGTCTAGTGCATATCCCGATGCCATGACACGCCTGCCTGCATTCTCTGATCCAAAAGGCTATCGCAGTTTCAAATGCAAAACACCTGCAAAGATTAAGTCTGTAGAGACTTTAGGGGTCTATAGGATATCTGGCACTGCGCAGAAGTGTGCGTGGCCTGCTCTATTCGATCACAACTTTAAAAAGCTGTCTGGTCGTTTCTCTCATACTTGGGTAACTGGCGCAGAGCTTAATCAGGCTTTGCTGTTTGAAGAAGTAAAGCTCTCTTCTATAGATGGCTTTGTTTATGATCTGGATTATGAGGACGGATACTCACCATTCAAAGAGTACACAGAGACTTTCTATAAACTGAAAGCCGCTGCAACTGATCCTGTATATGAATATCTATACAAGATCATGTTGAATGCACTTACGGGCAAGTTTATTCAAACAAGTCCTGATTTCGTTATTGTAGACGGTCAGCTAGTAAAGATTAAGCGCGCTGGCGGTCTATATCATCCATTCTGCGCGGGACTTATAACAGGTGATACTAGAGCTGTGATGCATGACAAAGAGCATCACTTTAAAGCTCTACATACAGCAACAGACGGAATCTTCGCGCCTGGAGAGCACAAGGGAGAACCCAAAAAGTTAGGCGCCTTTGTAGATGAAGGCTTTGGGGATTTGGCGTTGCTGAGAGGCAAGCTGTATATCTTCTATAGCAAGACACCTACAAAGAAGTCTAAGCCTTCTCAGATGTTTGAAGGAATGCACATTCTAAAGATTGCTAAGCATGGATTCCAAGGCAGTGACTTGGATCTAGAGAGAATCCTAGTATCTCGTATGCGCAAGTACCGAGTAAATAAACCCCTGAAGCTGAAAACCGCTATTAAGCGTAAGGAGGATCCGAATAAGTTTGTGAACTCGATTCGTAGCCTGAGGAACATTGCAGATCTAAAGGTATACGTGCATGGCTAAGCAGTTAGTTGCAAAGTTCAATAAACGCTTTGTGAAGGCGCCACCACAAAGAAGCATGCGACGCAGGAGTCCCAACACTGCACCGCGACTCTTTGAATGGCTCGCAGATCAGGGTTACGTTGAACCTGTGACAACCTATCGTCGAAAGAGTGATAACCGTAAAGCGACGCGCGGTAAATCAAAGCGCCGCACACTTGTTGTAGATGAGGAGTAGTAGATAATGGCTAAGTCAAAGAAGTCTGGCAAAGTGCTCGCAAAGCCCCTTTATAATGATGAGTTCGAGATTGTCTCGACTCCGAAAGGGAAAGGACGTGCACGCAAAGATGCAAATCTGCCTGCGGGGTTTAAAACGATCGAACGCGCATCTAATTGGGAGTGCGAGAAGAATAAGATCATTACAGGTGTACGCGGTCCGACTAAAGATGTAATGGTCAAAGGTGATGAGCTGCGTTGCTTTCAGGTTGAAAGCGAAGAGATTGGACCGGTAACGGTGTGGGAGTCTTCATATCTGCGGGATCTGTTCGATCAGACTGAAGAGGGAGATATTGTTAGAATCCAATACATGGGCACTAGCAAGCCCAAGTTCAAGGATCACAGCCCCACGCGCATCTTTAAATGCGCATTCAAGCGTTAAGCTACTATGTACCGGCATCAAGCGGTGCAGCTGTTAGAGGAGAAGCGAGAGCAATATCGCGATCCTGACGGGAATCATGATTTCACGGATATCAAACCGTGGATGGTTGATGCTGTACTAGCAGCTGATAGATTGGCCCATGAAGATATGGGAATAGATACAACACCTGATACGAATCAGGGCGAAATGTTCGTGGATCACACCCACGATTAGATGTGATTAGGGGCTCTCTCACTATTGGGAGAGCCCCATTTCTCTACTTCTGCCGCTCTTTCAGCAGCCGCGCAACATGGAACCAAATTGTAAACGCTGTTGCGATGATTCCTAATACAGTCGCAACAAGTGTAAGCCACATTTGGATATCCGCCGCTGCAATACCGAATAGAGTAATCCCTGTAATGTTCGCACCGTCGGCTAGTCTGCCCATTCTACTATTTGCCATTTGCTTACCGAACGTTATGTAAGGAACGTTCACCCTAGCCCCCCGCCCAACAATCCCGCAAGTGGACTTCCGCCTAATAGCGTCTCTTGAACAGCCGCAGACTCTAATGGATCTGATGTCGGCTGTACAGGATTCCCCGGTGCAATGCCCTCCTCTATCTCCTGCCCAAGAGCAGAGGTTGACGCACCTGGAACTATCGGAGCAACTTGCATGCTCGGATAGGCTACTTCCATATCTTCTAGTCCATTCTGAATCGCATTCATCACACTATCTCTAATATGCATCCGTGGAAATTGGATGCCTGCGAACTTCATCATTTCAGCTCCTTAGTCATGCGCATCATTCGGCGCGTTTTGTAGCCATTTCTCTCTAACAGTCTTTTCCATCCTGGATATCCAACGCTATAGATAAGTTTTGCGTCATTGTCGCGCGCCACTCTCTCTATAGAATCGACACCTATTTGCCAGTTCTTTCTGATTCCAACAATGGTAAGAATGTTCATTGTCTTACCTCTATTGGTTTCTATGAACTCACAGAGCATCCAACATTCAGGTGCCAGCTTCCATATCTCATATTGCCCTGATGCCAGATTCTCTACAAAGTCCTCCTGGGTTATATACTCCATTCCCTTCCACAGTTTGACTATCAATTCGTCGGACGGCGCTTTGCTCTCCTCTCTGCTAGAGCCCTCTGCGCTATCTCTAACTCCTGCCGTGCCTCCTGTGGTGATCCTGGAGCTGCTGTTACTCCCTGCTGTTGTAGTGAGACTCCTGTTGATCCTGTTGTTGGCGTCGATGATTGCGATCTCCTATAACTAGTGATAGCAGGCGCAATCTTTAGATCCTTACTACCTCCTGAGATATAGTCTGCAAGGTCATAATCAGGATCTGTCAAGCCTGCCTGTTGTGAGAACTTGTTGAGACTGCTGGCCTGCTGCCGCAACTCTCCTATCCTCTGTTCGGCATACTGTCCTACAATCTTTCTAGAGTTCAAAGCAAGTCTGTTGAAGTCCTCTCTAGTAACTTTGAAGTCCTCTGCATCTAGAAAGGTGTCCAGCCCCTTTGCGATGCCTCCTACAATCGTTCCCTGCCCTGCCTCAGAGAGCCCCGCAAGAAACCCACTAGGGTCATCTCTGAAAGTATCTCCCACACCTGCTGTAATCAGCTGACTCAATATTGCGCGATTCACAGGCTTTGACGGATCGAACTTCGGATCTGCAGTGAGTTCAAAAACTCTTTCTGCAAGTGAATCAACTTGGCGCGCTTGCTCTACTACTCCCTGATACTGATTTCGATAAGCCTGCGCAGCCTGCCCAACGATTTGCCTTCTATCGTTAAACTGCGCTGCCTGTTCTGTTTTGCGTGCTGTTACATCTCCCTGAATAACCCCACGGATGACAGCGTTTGCCTGCTCAATCATCTGCGCACCTGTCTGGTCACCAGACTGGAGACGTAGATATCCATCTGTTGCAACACGTTTTGCATTCAGCAGCAACCTCTTTTCATCTGGATCGGCCTGTTCAATCTCTCCTGCTATTTCAGAGTAAAGACTCTGTTGCTCGCTGTTGAGATTCGCAGTCTCTCTGCTCAGTCTGTCTAGATAGCTGTCCTTGTTTCTCTTTGCTGTAATGCCTGCACCTGCTGCACCAATCAGCGCACCCAATGGGCCGCCTAATAGGAATCCGCCGACACCATAGAGCAACGATGCTTTGCCTGGAGATAGGCCGGGCGCCTCACGTTGCGGGAAAGGCGGTTCCCTCTTTGCTGTAGAAATGATGTCATCCATTTAGAGTGCTCCACCTGAGAGATTGAAGTTGAAGGAACTAGACTTTCCTCTACTCTGTGCCTCTCCATATGCCTTAGAGAATGAACTGCCGAATGACTCAGAATCGGTCAGAGTAGTAGGTCCGCCCATGATCTGCGAGAGACGTTGGATGATGCCAAGTTCAGATGTGTTTCCCGCATCAAGAATTCCCAAGAGACTTGGAAGAGAGCCCAGCCCTGTATTTGCAGCAGTTAGAGTGTTCTGTGCGATCGTTCCTGCAGCGGCATCGCGCGAGTTGATATCTCGAAATCTGATATCAGTTGCTGCATCAGTAAACAATCTGCCTGCCTCTCTAGTAGCAAGCCCTTGGGCAACACCTTGTCTACTGCCGCCCAAAGTTCCGCCTGAGACATTCTCAGATGTGATAATGGGATTGAACTCCTCTTCAAAGAGTCTACCCGTATCCTCTCGCAGTTTTCCGATGGCTGCTTCTACAGCAGGATTCTCACCTGTGAGCCTAGAGCGTAGATAGTCGCTGCCCTCATCCGTGCCCATGCTCTTTAGAAAGTCGTTGCCTCCTGTGAATAGGGTACGTGCCGCTTCATTCAAAACATTGCTGTTTATTGCAGTGTCTGCAACACCTGAAGCCTTGCCATAGAGTTGTTTGTAGAAGTCCTCAAATGCAATTGCTTGGCTTGAAGTACTGCCTGTCAAGCTTTCGCTTGAAGACTCATTGAAGGCATTGGATGTACTGCTAGATTTGCTCTTTCCGCCACCAATTGAACCGCTCATTAACTAACCTCCTGCAAAGAAACTAAAGTTGATAGAGACATGAATGTTTGTTGAAACACCATTCGCAATGGGCCGTACTGTTCCGTCAGTCTTTACATCTACTCTAATATGGGCAGCAGGATTTGAATCCTGCGCAAACAACAGATCTGCTCTAGGTCTGCAGTCTGCTGGCAATGTGAATATCGCTGCACCTGGAAAGGCTGCCAAAGTTCCACCTGCAACCAATCCTCTAACATACACAAATCCACTGATTGACTTGTAATACGCAGCAGTTTCATAGATACCGCCAAAATTTGCCCAGCCATTTTGGAAGGTGACAGGCACCCATGTTGGTGGCATAAACATCATCTCTATGCGCCGCAACTCCTGATCTAAATACTCAGGCAGCGCACCACTTCTTTGACCTTTGATGTATCTAGAATTCGCCATCGTATTCCGCCTCTATGATGATTCTATCGACCGTCCACGGCTCGAGATTCGTGCTGTTGAATATCATTATAGATATCAACCTACCTCTAACTTCGTAGGGTGTGCCGCCTGGAAGTATCGAGACCGGAGAACCCCACACAATTCCCTCATTCGTATTATTGCGCGCTCCTAACCTTATTTGCAGACTGTTCAGGCCATCGCCTGCACCATAGACATGGACTCTGCTGGTTATCTTAATTTGCACTTCGTCCTGAAAGGTCAAGTCGTCTCTACGGATAATTGCATCTACAGGGAGAAGTGCAGGCACATCCTCCTCATACATTGCGTTACTCTGGAATGTGGCAACTTTCTCCATTGTGCCCAGCTGTTGCTCATTCCATATTGTTGCATCAGAATTCCAAGAGTTTGTATCTGAATTCCAGTTAGTAGATGGTGCGAGATCATTAAAGAAGCCTGTTGTTCCATACCTCACTTGACTGAGATCTTTTGTTGTCCATGTATCTCTACCACCATCCCAGACATGTGCTTTATTGGCGAATTGAGAGCCGGATTCAGGCACACAAACCCACAACTCTCTCTGTGTGCGATCCCACACAGTAAAGCAATTCAGCTTGTTTGTTTCGTCGATACTGTTCTTTAAAGCGCGCTTAATTCTTGGATCAGCAATGCTTCTAGCGACAGCACCATCATTTATCAGAACATCATCGTTTCCAACAATGATGTGCCTCTCTACTCCATTTAAATCACTTACAGTTTGTAGGCAGTGTGGAGAGATCAAGCCTGCGGATCTCACAGCCGGCCGCACAATAAAGATATTGCTAGGCTGCTGCCCGGCATACTCTATTGCATAGAAAGATCCGGGCTTATAGATCATAAGCTGATTGCCTAGCGGTCTGCCTGCTACACATCTACCGCCTGTGTCTGCAAGGAATGCAGATCCTGCCTCATTGCCTGGAGCTGCTGCCCATGTTGTTGGAACTGCACCCGGTTGTGTTGCGTCGGACCACATAATCATGTTGTCAAACGCGCCACCTGGACCATCAATATTGAGAGCAAAGAGATGGAATCTGAATGCAACAATAAACTTACAGCTAGTTGCTGCAGGCCATCCGGGTATAACAACGAAATCTGTTGCAGAATTCCCGTTCCAATAGTGCGGCCTATCTAGTCCATTTGTAACAACAGGAATTCCATTTAGCAGAGTGCTGCTCCACTGATGAGGATTCGCAATTGCAGTGAATGCAACTGCAGGAGAGATGTTGTATTCATTGGTGGTCTCAAGAGCGAATGCATTCACCGTGCCGAGTAGAATCCACCAATTGAACCCCAACAGATTCACATTCAGCGCATGATATGGATCAACAGGCAATGGCGGAAGATATGCAGAGCGTCTGCCTCTGATGCGCGACGGAAAGCCGCGCCGCATATCTACGTTATGCGCCAGCGAGAGAACATTGTCCGACAACTCTATCGGATCAATGTCTAAAACATGACCTTGGAATGGTCGGAGTGTTGTTCTCATTAGATCACCCTATACGCAAAATGATAATAGGCGTTGACGATTGTAAGACTGCCCATTGCACCTGTGAAAAGCGCAGCATCATTCACTGTGTCTGTCTCTATCTTACCTCCTGTTATATCCGGCCCTGTAAAGAGGCCATTTAAATCATCTACTACAGTTCCAAGAGCAGATGCAATTGGCAGGGCCACTCTAAAAGAGAAACCGCCTGCTACACCAGTCGCACCACGTATCTGCCCTGTGCACATGACAATAGAACCTAGTCGTATGTAGTGCATTTCGTTATTGCCAGCTGTTCCGTTCGGGGTAAAATTGCTGACTCCTGTAACAGAGGGGTTATCTATTCTTCCGCTGGCCAATACTGGAAGTGCATTGATTGAAGTTAATAGGCCATTGATCTGCGTATGAGTGAGTGTTACTGCTCCGCCTATATTTGGAAAACTCGCCAAGAGAACAGACTTGATGAGCCTGAGATGGTCATCGCCTTGTTGTTTCAAATCAGTTCCAAGAGGATTTGCAGCGTCCAATTGACTGATAAAACTTGCTGCTTCAAGACCCATATATATACCTCTAGTATGAGCTGCGAAAATTGACGTTATATGGCGTTGCAGATTGCGCACCGCCCAATCGCTTGCGAGTCCTTCTATTGATGTTCCTTATCAAAGTACCAACATCTGCTTTCATCTCCTTTGCGGCCATCCAATTCCTTGCCCTTTGCAGAATGAAAACCTCTGCTGCCATGTTGTAGAGCTGTGGATACTCATTTAGCAACGAGTTTGTATCTGCATCGGCAAAAAGCGGCTGCGGCATACCATAGTAAACAATGTTGATGAGTTCTCCTGTTCCTGGATTTCCGACAATATAGATAGAGGCATCGCGCATCACATACATAAGAGGATCTTTGATCTGAGTATGCTGTGAGGCAGTTGTCTCATCTGTTTGCTTCAAAGGCACACCATTAGAGGCGCGAATGACGCTCCTCATAGTTGTGATACCGCTGCCCAATACATAAACACTTGACGTTGGCGTTACTCTATCAATGTCTGTTAGAACATCAGACAGAATGTATCCATCAAGCATCGATGCAATTAAACCCTCGCCCTGTGAGATGTAACGCGGGATTTCTGCCGCATAGTCATCCCTATGAGAGTCCTTGATGATTGCTGTCTTTAGTTCTCCATAGTTCATTGCGTATTTCCTCTAATTGGCTTGAGTATCACACCCTGCTTTCTGATGCCCTTAGAGACTTTCGAAACTCTGTAAGGCTCAGACAACGGGGAGACCATGAAGCGTTTCCATTCATCCTCTCTAGCCATCGCATCCTTATTGTTATTGAGGTTTGGAAACAGCCGCAGAAGAGCATAATAATCATGCTCGGGAATCCTTAGCATATGTTCAGCGCAAGGCATATTTCTATGACCTTGCGTGCCTTCACGTACACGCTGATTCGCTTCAAAAACAAGCTTTCGTGCGTCTCTCATCTCGACTCCTCTATTAGAGAAATGCCCTCACGCGCGGCAACGTGAGGGCGTTGTGAGTTAGGCTACGACTGCAACAGTCGGATCGATATCACCGATGTTGAAATTCGCGCGCTCCAAGTAGGCTTTGAGCATCCAATCGCCATGCACAAGCTTCTTGTGAGAGAGACCCGCCTTGCCCAATGCATCCACTTTCCATCCGTAGAGCATCGACAAACCCCAATAGCGAGGATCGAATCCAAAGACGTTTGCAACTTGTGGATCAGGATCAACACCAATAGACAGATACGTCTGTTGCAGCCGATTGGGTACAACTTCCATCGTGAATCCGAAGTCCGTACGGAACACATCGATGTAACCCTGTGAGACAAGGTTTGCAGGAGTTGTTGCACCAACTTCTGCAGTCGGCTTTGCAGCGTCTACCGTAGTAAACAAGTAGCGAGAGAATCGCTTTGTTACTCCCGGCACACTCATCAGAATGGTTGTCTCACCGCCGAGTACATACACATTCTGAATCTGATCTGTAACCATTGTCATGGTCAGACCGCGTTCTGCACCTGCAAGTTGTGCTGCTACAAGCTTCGTACCAGTGTTGAAACCTGTTGCAGTTCCACCTGCACCCAAGTTCTTGTTGGTAGTGATCCATGCAGCTGCACCTGCACTCTGCCCTGCAATTGTATCGCCGTCATCCAGCACAGAACCCTGCCCGCTCAGTGCAATGGCTTCCACGTCATAGCGCAGTTCGATAGTTCTGCGCGCAGTCTGATAGCCCATTGTTTCGCCGAGTGCGACAGTATCTACAGCGTTGCCACGTTCGGTAACCATGATGTCTTTAGCAGAAATCTGCCCATGGTTTCCTACCCTCTTCATGTTGGCAGTTGTTGCCTTATTGTTTGCAGTTGAAGAGTCTGCACCTGAAACCCTTTTGTTGTTGAGATCAGGAGCAGCAAGCTTGTCTTCCGTCCACTCTGCATAAGAGTTGTCGTGTGAATCCTCTGCAATCATGTCCAGAAATGGGCAAGGAATCTCGCTGTTATCGAATATCTCATCAAGCACGTCCTCACGGATCATGCCTCCAGCGAGTACATCCTTCAGATCATCTGCATCCAAATAGTCTGCAGGTGCTGCCATGGTCAACGCAAATACGGGCACTCCTGTGTGAAGTGCGCCAGCAAGAAGAAGTTGAATTCTACGCATACGCTTTTCTCCAATTAGTAAACAACAGAGTTAGACAGAGGAGATTATTCCTCTACGATCTTCCGCGCCTGTTCCTCTTTGTCGCGCTGTCTGCGCTTCATTTCAGCAAGCACATTGCGCGCCCTCTTTTCAGTGATTTTGTTCAACCATGGCAGAGGGAAATCCAATTCAAAAAGTTCCTTCTTTTCCTTGCTCAATTGGACTTCAGCAACAGCTGCAGCATGTTCTTTCAATTCGCTCATAGTCGATTACCTCTTAGTGAACATAGACATTAATCGATCCTTTGGAGTCTGCACACGACTTCTGCGAGTGCCCTGCTGTTTCTCCTCTTGTGGTTTCTGTGTACCGCCCTTGCCCTTCGCCTTTGCAGATCCCCTCTGCAAGCTGTCCTCAGGAATTGTAACTTGACTCAAGGCAGCTTCAATTCTGACATCTCTGAGATACATGTCACGAATGAACTTGATTGCACGATGATCGGTGATCTGATCCAACCAATTTGAATCAAAGCCCCACTTTCCAACAAACTTGCGCATTGCTGCGGTGTCTTTCTCCATTGTCTCTTGATTGTTCCATGCAGGAATCACATCAAGAGTTGACTGCCTCTCTCGCTGTTGCATCTGCGCATGCTGTGTTCTCACTTTGTCAATCAACGCAGGTGTCAGCTTATCAGGGGGAATCATAGAGAGGATAGCGCGCATCTCCTCACGAGAGCGCATGATCTCTCCCTCTGCTTTCAAGCGGTGACTCTCAAACTTCACTTGCTCAGTCTCTAAACCTAGGAGTTCACCAACACGAGAGCGCAGAGTTTTGAAAGGCATTGGCGCTTGCCCTTCCACATCAATCAATACATCATCAAACTGCTCAGGCTTCAGATTCAATCTCTTGAGCGCTCTAGAGAGATCCTTAGGAGGTTTAGAAACATCGTCAGAATCATCGCCTGCATCATCATTGTCATCGCGAAACATCTCTGCAAGTGACAAGCGACGCGGCTTTTCCTCCTCTTCAACAACAGGCTGCTGCACCTTTCCACGCTTCGCAGGTGCTTCTTTCTTTACAGGCTCCTGCTGTTGCTGCTGCTTCTGTACAGGTGCAGGCTGTGCCCTCTGCGCTCGCCTTTCATTGCGCGATGGACGCCTACCAGTCACCGGACCTTTCTGAGTGTCATGTGAATCATCCTGTACATCACTCTTTGATTGCTGCTGCGATTCCGACATTTATGCAAGTCCTCAGTGAAGTTAGAGCATTCTGTTTAGACCAAAGTGCCTCACGCTTTTCTGGCGTGTCAGCAACCTTCCAAGCCTTCAATACATCACTCTCCTGCTGTTCTAGTATCTCCTTTAGTAGCGGATTCTTTTGGAGCATCAACGCGTGTTTCCGTCGTTCTTCCGGTGTCATTTGAACCCTTGCCAATCAAGGCGGTTTTGATAGCTGTAACATTCTCTGCAGTCATCTGCGCTTCCTTAATCTGCGCCTCAAGTACAGCATTCCAATACTTGAACTGTGTTTCAACGTCAGTTTGATACTTGCCGAGTGCAACACGAATTCTCTCGATTGCAATGCTTTGATTCACTAGTTCGGCCTGCTGCTGTTTATCCTGTTGCGCGCGAATTGCATTGTCCTTCATGGCTTTCTGTGCCTCAGGCTTCCGAGGATCAATAACGAATCTCTCAGGAGTATCGATATCGTTGACGCGCAACCATGCCATGAGAGTTTCATAGTATGTATTGACGTTAACTAGTATGTTCTCCATTCCAAGGCTTGCAAGTGCTGCTTGCTTCTCCATCAACTTATCTAATACTGCTGCCTCTCTCTGCCGCTCATTGAGAGCCTTTCCTAAGTTGATCTCTACTGATTTCCGAACAGGCCACTTGCTAGGATCGGTCTGAATCCATTCGTTGCCACGTTCAAACTTGATAGGCTGCCGCCACTGCGTACGCAGCACTTCATGTGCAATCAGAAACATGTTCCGCACTAGAGTATGTGCAAAGACTTGCGTCATGAACTTTGCAAACGACTCCATTACGCTGTATGCGCGGTCTAGTCCCTGTGATCCTACGCGGTCATTCAGCTGCATGCTTCCTGTTGCAAGATCAGTTGCAGCACCGCCTGATTCAGACCGCACAGTTCTAAAGTGATTCAAATTGCCGAGGATGTTGGCGCTAGTATCAGGAACAGCAAAGGCTGCCATAGCTTGGCGTACGTCTTGAATCAACTCACTATTGACTCTAATACTGCTATTGATTCTCCCATCATCCAAATCTTCTTGATTGACAACACCATCAAGGTGCATCGTGCGATTCTTGTTAGTGGCATTCAAGTTGTCCATCAGGCCACGAGTGAGCGCAGTAGTAGAGTCTTGAACCCACTTGCCTTTATCGTATAGCGAGATCCCCATGAATGTGTGCGGATTGATGATGCACACACCCATTGCGTAAGAAATCAAATCTGCAGGCACATCCTCTAGTACAACATTGTCCCCAAATGAGATGCGTCGCAACTCTGATGTACCATCACCAGCGTTCACCTTGACATGGCACTCATACCATCCGACAAGCTGCTGTGACTTGTCGTATGCCATGCTGTGCGGTGTCATGCCTCTCGGCAGTCTCTCATCAAAGTTATTTTGCCTGCTGCCGGAGTTGTAGCGACGCAGTTTGTTTACTTTCTCCTTTGGAAAGCCTCTCTCTATTAGAGTGCTGCGGGATTCACAGTGCCATTCCGCGATGATTGGGATTCCTTTGAAATCATTCTTGTGCCAATCCTTTGGAATCATCAGATTCTCAGGTGCAATACTCTCTGCAATGAACTCCTTTGTTTCCTTCACAACAGTAGCAGAGAGCTTGCGCCCCTTAGTATCGAACTTGTGTACCTTCACATCACCAATCTGATCCAATACTTCAGTGACTACCGCAGGATCTACATTCTCACGGCGCACAGTTTTCTTATAAGTACGCCTATCGACATAGACTTTCACCACAGCATTGCGCACTAGCAGACTATCTTTGATGGCCTTTACCATCTCTATAAAGCCATTCTGCTCCTTAAAGAGCATGTACTGCACAGCATCGGATTCTAACCGTGCCTGTTCATAGTCCTGTGCATCATAGCTACAGAACTCTGCAATCCTCTTGTTTACTAGCGGTTCTGCCATAAGCGTCAAATTGCCTTCAACCATTGCACTAACATCGTTAGTAACAATCTGACTACGGCCGGGAAGCTCATCACCGCGCGGACGTTGATAGTAGTATTTGTAAGAGTCCCTGCGCATCTCTGCAAGTTCATCACCCTCAAAGCCTACACAATGCACAAGCATGCTGCGCAGTCTCTTTGTTACTGCTTCATCATCCGAACTTTCTTTAGCAGCCATCAGATTACTCCTCTATCGTATTGTGAGCGGTCTGGCCGACTGCTCCAGTTGTTTGACTTTGGAACATGATGCATAACCATCAAAGCTTGGGCAATGGCAGCATATGCCTTCTGCTGCTCATTCTCATCATCGTTATTATCACGATGCGGTGCATAGCTCATTGCGAAATCCGCAAGTATCTCCTTTGCTCCTCTAGAGACTTCGCACACATTCAATAGAGCTGCTGTCCTTCCATCCTGCATCTCTATTGTAGGTGGCTTGATATCTATACAACCATTGCCATCAAGCTCATTGAACAGTGATCTATCTATGCGCACTCCTGCATGCACAACATGATTGAAGTGATGCCGCCTTGCTACAGATTGCACAGCATCTACAATATTGCGTTCTACAAATATGTGAACAGCAATGATGCACTTGCCTTGATGCACGACTGCAGCAATGCCGCTATCTTTCATGCCCCAAGAGACAGTAACTCTCTTGTTGTTTGCTTCAGGAGTCCAAACAGGCTTGTTCAATATCTTTGCATGCTGTAGAGCGAAGATTGCCCCGGTGTTAGCAGCATCTACATCTAGATAGAACTCCTGTCTAGCTAGTGATCTGCTCATGCCCTGCTCTATCTCTTTCTCTACATCTGCAGCACTTACTATAGGCGTGCCATCATGCCTACATGTATCTTCAATGGTCCGCAAATCGGCATACCATTCTGGATTGTGCCGAATAGCTTCAAACAATCTGTAAGCGTGATTCCTTCCACGGAATGTTGTAATGATCTTTAGCCATCCCTTGTTCTCTAGAAGAATAGGGCGGATGTACTCTAGTGCTGCCGGATCACCTAGCGCGTGCTCTGACATGATTACACCTGCAGGGTTAGAACCAACCATGCGATCATAGTAATCACTACCGAGCATCTGCCAAGTTGATTTGTTTGGGAGAACAATAGACATCTCTGTATCGTTCTCATCTATTCGATCAGGAAACGCTCTATCTATAAAGCGCTCTCCTGTACGTGCATCGATTCCTTTCCATATTGCACGTCGTGCTTGAACATGGAAGGGAAACATGTGCCAGTACTGCCCTACTCTTTCCATCGCTCTATCATGAGCAAAGTCCAATGCATAGACATCCTTACCTGCGCGTCTATGCCACGCAAGGAATGATCTGATGATGTGATGCAGTGTGTACGCATCAGAGTCTAGGCGTTGATGTTCATAGAGCCGCAGTCGCTTACGCTGCGTTTCTACTTTCTCCTGTTTCCTTCTTGGCACTTGACAAGCCTCTAAAGTTCTGGTGAGGCCGATTGTACGCCTACTGTATGTAGTCTGCATCTTATGCATCCCGCATATGCGAAGTGCATACTCTATTCCCTTTCGCGCACTTGTTTAGTAGAGAACACGCGGAAACCCCTTGTTTTATAGGGTTTGCTGCTGTTGAC